ATTTGCAAATGGTATGGCTGATGTATCAGGTTTAACAGCAGTAACATTATCTGCAGATACAACATTAGCAGTGGACACTCATTCAGTTCAAGTGGGTAAATATGTTAATATAGCAACAGATGCTAAAACATTAACATTACCAGCAGTTGTAGTTGGTGCTACTTTTATTATTGTAAATTCAGCAGCTGATGGTGGTGCTTTATTAACAATATCACCAAATTCAAATGATAAGTTTTTAGTTGATATTGCTGGTGCAGCTGGTACTGATAATAAAGATATTATCAATACAAAAGCTACACAAATACAATATGACTATGTTAAATTAGTTGGTTTAAGTGCTGATGGATGGTTAATTGATGACATTCGTGGTACTTGGGTTGACCAATCTTAATAACTAAACCTTAAAACAATAACTTAAAAGGGTGGGAATTATCTCACCCTTTTTTGTTTTCTTTGATATTTATATATGAAGAATAATACCCATTTTGGAGAATGTAAATGTCAAAATTTAATTTTTTATACGAAGACCCAGCATTAGCATTAGAAGTTACTGGTTCTACACCACACGGAATTTATGATTCAGATTCAGAATTTCAAACAGATAGTTTAACAACTTGTAAATATGTTGCGCAAAAACTTGGACATCCAGTTATGCAACTTGAATTTAATAGTGGTTCAATATATGCTTGTTTTGAAGAGGCAGTATCGGAATACTCACAACAAATCAATCATTACAATACAAAGAATTGGATGTGGGAACATTATGGTAATACCAATACTGGTTCTAATTTTAGTTCAACAGGTTCTCATCAAGCTGAAACTCCAAATGGTGGAATGTCTTTATTCACATTATCAGAACAATACGGACAAGCTGTGAATGTTGGTGGAAACGCTACATTGTTTACAGGTTCAATAACTTTAACAGGTTCTCAACAAGTTTATGATTTACCAACTGAGGCTAGTTTAGAATCAAGTATTGGAAGTGGAAATAGATTAGAAATACAACGAGTATTCAATCAAGGCCCAGCTGCTATATCTAAATTCTACGACCCATTTGCTGGAACTTATGATAATATTGAATTATTGGATTCATTTGGATTCGGTAATGTATCACCAGCAGTATCTTATATATTAAGACCAATATCATATGATTTGGCTAGAGCAAATGCAATTGAAACAAATGACTTGGTTAGAAAAGCAGCGTATTCATTTGAATTGGTGAACAATAAATTAAGACTATTTCCAAGACCAGAAGATGATGATGCTGGTGAAAAAATATATTTTCATTATTATAAAAGAAATGATAGAATTGATGTAACACAAGATTATACTTTAAATAAAGTATCCGACCCATCAAACATACCATACAAATTTATTACCTACACAGAAATAAATTCAATGGGTAGAAATTGGATTCGTAAATACACATTAGCATTAGCGAAAGAATTATTAGGTATTATAAGAAGTAAATACGCTTCAATGCCATTACCAAATGGTGAGGTATCATTGGATGGTGAGGCATTGAAATCAGAAGGTAGAGAGGAAAAAGCAAATCTATTAGAAGAGTTGAGTACATTCTTAGAAGCTATTAGTAAAAGAGAACAAGCCACTGCTGAACAAGAAGTTGCAAATGCTCAACAAGAAGTATTGAATAAAGCACCATTGAAAATATACATAGGATAATTAAATGTCACAAACAAAACCATTTTTTATACCACAAAAAGAATTTGATTTAATTAATCAAATGAATGAAGAATTGATTGACGAAATTGTCGGACAATCAGTTGACATTTATAAAATAAATATTGATAAAACTGAAGATAATATGTATGGTGAATCAACGGCTAAATACTATGATATTGGATTTAGAGTTAATTGTTTGATAAATTATAATGAACCTGAAATCATACAAGACGAGTTTGGTGCTGATTTAAATTCTTCAATTGAAATGTTTTTCCAAAGAGAAAATCTATCAAGTGGTTCATTGAATTTCTATCCTGAGATAGGTGACATTGTGGATTGGAATGATTATTATTGGGAAATCAATGGAACAACAGAACCACAATTATATGGTGGTCACCCAAATTACAAACATAACATTGTAGCGACAGCACATCGTTCAAGATTATCATCATTACAAATAGAAGAGAGGCCAAGATAATGAGTATTGAATTAATGAAACAAAAATTTATGCAAAAACCAATTACATCTCAACTTGAAGAAAAAGTACAAGATAAAGAAAAAATTATAAAAAATTTAGAAAACAAAAATATTGACTTATCTAATAAAATTTATAATTTAGAAAATCAAAAGTCTAATCTTCTAAAAGAATTAAAAAAAGCTAGAAATTTTGAAGAAGGAACTTTTACAATAAAAGAAAAAGACTTCTTAAAAGAAATAAAACTAAAAGATAGAGAGGTTAGGAGATTAAAATCACAATTCAATCCTTTTAATGAAAAAATTAATGAACAAAAAGAAAGACTTTCTTATAAAGATGAAGTGATTGAAAAAGCTAAAAAACTTAATAAAGAATTAAACGAAAAACTAAATAAGTTAAATTACAAATTAAATCACGAAACTAAAAATAGTAAAAAAGTTGTCAATGAAGTTAAGATGGAAAGAAAAAGAGTATATCAAGAATATATAAATAATTTAGATACATATGAAAAAGCTTTAGTATCTAAAAATGATAAAATTGACAATTACAAAACTAAATTAAAAGAATCTTTAGATAAATTAAAAGAAGCTAACAATTTAATTATCAATCTAAAAAAAGACATTAAAGTTAATAAAAATGTAAGACAAGAATTAAGAGAGAAAAAAGAAGAAATTACAAATTTAAATGGGCAAGTTTATTCTTTATCAAAAGAGGTAACACACCTTTCAAGTTTATCACAAGAAAATTCTATATTAGAAGCTAAATTAGAAAAAGCTCAAAGTTTTCAAGATATAATAGTTGATAGAAAAGATGAGTTTGATAAATTTTTAAAAGAAACAAATAATTTAAGCACATTTAAATTAATCAATGTATTGACAGATGTTTCAAGAAAAAAACAAGGTATTGAAAAATTAACTTGGAATGATTGGTTGAAAATACCAGAAAGTAACTATTTATTTAATTTAGATGAAAATATAGCTAAAAAAATATTTAACGAAAGTCAAATGATAATTGATAAATCAAGAATATCTATGAAAGGTAATTTAAATGAAGCTAGACATTATAGTGCAGGTAGAGGAGATGCGCCAGATAATAGATTATTACCATTAAAGTTTAATAATATAAAAGGATACTACTCATCATTAGAATTATCGGATGGTACAGGTAATTTTCCAGCAGATGGTGGTGACATTACTACATGGCAAGATTTAAGTGTTAATAAAAATCACTTAGTAACACCTGGTTCAACACACGATGGTACTACATCAGGATTATCAGGTAGTGCAACAATTGGAGCACCATCACGAAACACTACAAACAATAGTGTGTTTTTTGATAGATTGGATGGAGAATCTGATGCTGATTATTTGAACTTTAAAAATAAAATGACATTTGATGAAATGACTGTTTTTATGGTGGTGGAAACAACTGGTTCTACTGGAACTCATATTCACAAATATTTAGAATCATATGATGATGATAGTGGTGTTAGTTCATTTACTTTAAACAATAGTTCAAATATGCAGTATAGAGTTAGAGGAGATGATGGGACAACTGATACTGGAAATGTCACAATTGGTGATGGTGGAGGAGGAACAGAAGCTGTTAAACATTTGATAACAATTACAAAAACAAAATTTTCAACCTCAGCACCAACGGGTTCTATTTTGAAACTTTATGTTGATAATGATTTAGAAGATATTATAGATGGAACTGGATATAATGATAATGTTCCAATTAATGTAGACCATATCGCCGGTAGTGCTACAGGAAAAACAAATGGTTTTAAAGGACATTGGTATGAATTAGCTTTATATGATAGAGTTTTAACAGATAATGAACTTTCACAATCACAAGCATACTATATTGAAAGAACAAATATTTAAGGATAAACAATGGCTGTTCAACAAATCACACATAAGAAAATTACGAAGTTTGATACTTCTAATCCTAACTACAAGGAAACACCTATACCTAAACAAGAGGTTAATGGTAATGTTAAGGATGATGAAGATGTTTATGGTGAAAGAAAACATACTTACACACCTGAACCAAATGGTAATTTACAAATGGAACAGATGATGGGTAAGTTGATGAATAAATTAGACAACTTTGATACACCAAGTCAAACAGGTGTGAAAGCCATTGAAGTAGATATTAAAAAAGAAATTTCAATTGGTAAAGTGGATATGTCAGAGATTAAATCAGAAGAAGTAAAAGGTAAAGTTAATAATAAATTGGATAAATTAAAAAAACTGAGAAGACGAAATGGCAGTAAATAAAATTACAAACAAAGGTGTGGTGAATAAAGAATTAGTCAATAGGGCTAATGAGGTATCCACTAAAGGAACTACAATTCGTGGTAATAGGGAAACAACCATCATACCAGGTAATAACTTTGCTGATAATTACTCCATTACTTTAAAAGACGTTGATACTGCAGTTTTGAATCACGTTAAGAATGTGATGAAACCAAGAGTTAAAGAAGCTAATGAAACTTTTAAAATACCTGTTTATTATGGTAATGAAGAAAGATGGAAAGCTGTTAGAAAAAGAGGAGTATTAAGAGATAAAAACAATTCATTAATCTTACCATTAATTATGTTAAGAAGAACAGAAGTTACAAGAAATGATTTATCAGGACAATCTTTTCCTCATGATTTAAAAGGTAAATATGTTGATGTGGTTAGAACAAATAAATGGAGTAAAGATAATCAATACGATAGATTTTCAGTTCAACAAGGAGTTCAACCTGTTTATGATGTAGTTACAACTGGAATGCCAAACTATACTGACGTAACTTACGAATTTATTCTATGGACAAACTTTATAGAACAAATGAATCCATTAGTGGAATCTTTTGTAGACCAATCACATACATATTGGGGTGATGGAACGAATAACAAATTCTTATGCACGATTGATAGTGTATCAGATGCTTCAGAAATGAATCAAGATGGTGAGAGATTTATTAAATCAACATTTAGTGTTACATCAAAAGCTTATTTATTACCTGAATATTTAAATTCAGTAATTACAAACAAAATATCAAATATGAAAAAATTCACCACACCATCACGAGTTACCTTTACACAAGAGGGTGACGCTACAGATAAACAAGTAGGAAAATAATTCACTTGTTTTCTAAATTTATATATATTTATATATGAAACATTAATTAATAGAGGTTATAATGACAGAAGATTCAAATTTAGCTAAAAAACTTGAAGAAAAAAATAAATTCACAGAAGATGAACTTAAACAAGTTCAAACCATACAACAAAGTTATGCAAATGTTCAAAATCAATTTGGACAATTAAAATTAGCACAAATTAGATTAGATGAACAAGAAGTTGAATTAGAAGATGCTTTAAAACAAATTCAATCGGAAGAAAAGAAATTTCTTGATGAAATTACTAAAAAATATGGTGAGGGAACTTTAAATCCTGAAACTGGTGAATTTACACCAAATAAATCTAATTAATCAAAAAAAAAATCATTGTTTGGGGATTAACTCATATATTTATATATGAATAATACTAATGCGCAAAATAGTATTTACCTCAAAAATTAAAAAGTTAACTTAGGAGAAATTCAATGGCCGAAAAAATAATTTCACCTGGTGTATTTACGAATGAAATAGACCAGACGTTTTTACCGGCTGCTGTGGCTGATATTGGAGCTGCAATCATCGGACCAACACTTAAAGGTCCTGCAGGAATCCCAACCGTAGTAACATCTTTTACAGACTTCCAAAATAAATTTGGTGATGTTGTTACAAGTGGTTCAAATAAATTCCAATACTTAACCTCACATGCAGCTGAACAATATTTACAAAATTCAGATACCTTAACCGTTGTTAGAATATTAGATGGTACATTTTCAGAAGCTAGTGCTAGTGTAGGTGCTAATTTATCTGCTGGAACTGCTGCTTCAGGTGGATTGGTATTTACTTCATCTGTTGATGCAGATTATGCAGCTGCAGATGCTTTTGGTAGTAATCCTGGTGATGAAGTTCAAATAACAATAGATGGAATTGAAACACGATTTATCGCTTCAGAAGCAGATACTGTTCCTGCTGATGATGCTAGTGCTGGAATTTTCTTTTTCGTTACCGGCTCAACAAGAGCTACATTTATAGGAAATCTTCGTGATGAAATAAATGCTTCTGGAATAGCTGTTAGTGCGAGTAATGGTATCGCAGCACAATTAGGTTTAACAGCTTCAAATGCTGGAACTAATGGAAATTCTATTACAGTTGAAACTGGTTCAGGTGGAACAATAAGCACAGACACTTTAACATTATCAGGAGCTACTAGTGGAACAACATCAGGCACCTCATTTGTATTAAAAACAATATCTGATGGTGTTATATTGAACAATGCAGAAACTGGTGTGTTGACAAATGGTGCATTATCAAGTGGTTCTGTTCACAACATAAGATATGAAATATCAAATAAAAATATTAACAAAGGTACATTCACTCTTACAATTAGACGAGGTGATGATACTGCAAAAAGAAAACAAACACTTGAAACATTTACTAATATTAATTTAGACCCAAATAGTCCTAATTACATTGGTAAAGCTGTTGGTGACCAAAGACAAACATTTAGGACAGACGCAGATGGTAATTCTTATTTAGATTTAAGTGGTTCATTTGCAAATAAATCTAATTTTGTCACTGTACATAGTATAGAAAATACTGTTGATTATTTAGATGAAAACGGAAATATTAGAGTTGGTGCTGCTACAGCTTCTTTACCAGCAAATGGTAGTGGTTCAAAAAATGGTGGATTTGAAGGTGGTTTAGTTGGAAGAAGTGGTTTTGATGCATTGGGTGGACAATTTGGAACTTTTTCAAATAAAGTTCACTTCTATGAAGAAATAACAACAGCTGCTAATACACAAGGCTTTGATTTATCAGACCTCACAAATGCTAATGGTGGAAGTGCATATTCAGAAGCTCTTGACTTATTGAAAAATCAAGATGAGTTTGATATTAATTTAATCTTAATGCCTGGTGTGATTCATAGTGTTCATAGTGCTGTTACGAATAAAGCTATAGATATATGTGAAGATAGAGGTGATTGTTTTGCAATCATTGACCCAGTTACTTATGGTTCAACAGTAGCTAATGCGACTGCAAAAGCTGAAGAAGTTGATTCAAACTTTGCAGCTATGTATTGGCCGTGGGTTAAAGTACCTGATTCACAAGTTGCTGGAACTCAAAGATGGGTGCCACCATCAGTAGTATTAGGTGGAATATATGCA